GAAAAAGGTCAACGTGTAACTGTTTGGAGTGTTGAAGATAAGGGGACTTATAGTTTAGTAAGTATGAGTAGTTCGCGCAAGGATAAGAAAAGCGGAGAGTATAAAAATACCAGTTGGTCGTTTGTAAGGTTTGTTGGGGAAGCACATAAAAAGGCTGGAGAACTTAAGGAAAAGGATCGTATCGAGCTTCATGGAGCTATTCTTTCTCGTGAAGAATATGAGGATGAAGATGGCAATCGTGCGTGGCCTAAGAATCCGCAGTTTGTTGTCTTCAATTGGCAATATCCTGACAATGCAGATGCGAGCGGCGGATATGATGCGCCTCCGAAGGTACAAGTCGAACCAGACGACGATGAACTGCCTTTTTGATGTAGTCACATAAAAGTTTAGTTTTATGTAAAAAAGTGGGCGAAGAACGAAAAATTTCGCCCACTTTTATAGACAATATATTTCAATGAACAAATGCTGAAAAGAGAGGAAAATGAATGCTGATTCCGCAAGAACTTATCCTGTCAGCCAAAGAAAAACTTGGAGATAAGGCTGCTTTTATTATCGCCGAGGATTTACAACTAGAACAATTTGATGAAACACATCTAAAAGCATTATGTCCTTTCCATTCTGAGGATACATCATCCTTTATCTGGAATTCTAAGGACAATAGTTATAAATGCTTTGGTTGCCAAAAGGTTTATGGAATTTTAGATCATTACATGGTTCATTATAAATTAACTTTTCTTGGGGCTGTTGAAAGGTTATTTAAGGAAGCCGACATTCCTTTTCGTTTTGGCGAAAGAGGAGTAAAAACACAAAGAGATTATGTGTATCCTCATGAAGAAAATTCTGATAGATCAAAAGTTGAAGAATATTGGGCAACTCGACATATCAGTCCGAGCACATTAGATTTTGCAAGAGTGGGCGCAGACGAAAAAGGAAACGCTGCTTTTCATTATTATGATGACAATGATGTATTATGTTTGGTAAAGTATAGACCATCAAGAAAAGTAAATAAGAGTGAAAGTAAATTCTGGTCGCAAAAAGATACAGATACATTACCACTTTTATATGGAATGAATCATATTGATCCAACTAAGCCATTATTAATTTGCGAAGGGGAAGGGGATGCTTTATCTATTATTGAGTGTTCTCACAAAAATGTAGTTTCAATTCCATTTGGGGCTGGCAACATGACGTGGATAGAGCACAATTGGGATTGGTTGGAACAATTTCAAGAATTAATTATATGGGGAGATAACGATAAACCCGGCGTAGACATGAGAAAAGAAGTTTGTTCTCGCCTAGGATTTTGGCGTTGCAAATATGTTGATTTGCCACATGAAATAACCGGCAAAGATGGAGTAACACATAAAGTTAAGGATGCCAACGAAGTATTATTTTATTTTGGCAAAGAAAAAGTTCTTGATTTTATATATAATGCCCAAGAGGTTCCTGTTCAAAATGTAGTTGACTTGGCAGAAGTTGATGATTTTGATATCGAAACCGCTCCTGGATTATATTCTGGACTAAAGGGAATAGACGACATAGTTTATAAATTTATTTACGGAAGTGTTGTACTTTTAACAGGAAGGAGAGGACACGGAAAATCAACCTTGTTAAATCAAATGTTTGTTTGTAATGCTTTGAACCAAGGCGAAGATGTATTTATTTTTAGTGGAGAATTAGGAAATTCAGTTCTTCGCAATTGGATTGAAACGACCATGATTGGCCGTGAAAAAATTACAATGAAAAATGATTTTGTTCGTATTTTCGATCAAGAAGCAGTCAAAAAAATGAGAGATTGGTATAGAGGTAGAATCTGGGTTTTTGATGATATCGAAAATTCTTCAGACAAGATTCTCGATAGGGCGATAAATGTTAAACGCCGTTTTGGATGCAATATTTGGATTATCGACAATCTTTTAACATTAGAAATAGGAATAAATGGCGAAGGGGATCAATGGTTGAGGCAAAAAGAATTTATCGTAAAATTAGTTTCACTTGCTAAAATATATAATGTTTTAATTGTTTTAGTTGGGCATCCAAAAAAAATTGGAGGGTTGGATATAAACAGAAGATTAGCCACTGACGATGTGGCGGGTTCTGGAGACTTGGGAAATCTGGCTCAATATATGTTAAGCGTTCATCGCTTTTCTAAAAAAGAAAGAGATGGTGAAATGGCAAAAAATGGCAAAGGGTATGTGAAAGGAAAAGAGCCCATTGACTATAATGTTGCGGTGGACGTACTGAAGAATCGCTATACCGGAAAAGTAGGAGAGTCAATGTTTTATTTTGATTATCCGAGCTATAGGTTTTATAATACTCCAGAGAACCTGTGGACTCGCTATAAATGGAATGATGACATTTCGCCATTAAGAACTGATGACCCGAACAAACATCATGAAGCACCAGAAGGATTTGGAGACAATTAATGACAACAGAAGATTTTGTTCTCGATAATATGGTTTGGTCTTTTAGCAGTACTAACAGTCTAAAAAATGAAGATAGTGGTTCGGGTTGTAATTACGCATTTTATTTAACTTATATCAAACGTGAAAAACGCATTAACAATTTCTTTAGTGATTTTGGACTTCTGATTCACGATATTTTAGAAAAATATTTTGGTGGAGAATTGACCATATGGGATTTGGAGGATTATTATATCGCGAACTACAATACCTTTGTAACCAACGCGCCTCCACCATATCCTGTTGGCATGGGTGAAAATTACTATCAGGATGGATTAGCATTTTTTCAAAATTTCGAGTTTGAGAAAGATGCTTATGATGTTATTTTAATCGAAGATACAGTTTATGCTAACTTCAAAGGTGTTGACTTGGTTGTGAAACCGGATTTAATTTTGAAAGACAAAAATGGCAAATACATATTGTACGATTTTAAGACCGCGCGTCTTAAAAAAGCGGGTAAACAACGCAATGATCAGATTAACAACTACATGAAACAATTTCTACTATACTCATATTTTTTGTGGACTGAGCGAGACATTGAAATTTCAGAAATTATCATTTGGTTTATTCGAGATGGTGTAGAAGTGCGCCGTGAAGTAAACCCAAAAGAAACAATAGATGTTTTAGAATGGTTTGAAGAAACCATTAAAAGAGCAAAGTTGACGGAAGAATGGAAACCAAATAGAAGCAAGGAAAATCTTTATTTTTGTTCGAATATCTGCGGAGTCAGGGAATCCTGCAAGTTCCAATTGGGATTAGAAGAAGTTGCCCCTTGACATCTACTCAAAAATGTGGTACAATATACATTGATGAAATTGTGTCAATGTATATTTTTTTCGGAGGAAAAATGCTTAAAAGTTTCGCGTATGATATCGAGGTGTATGAAAACTTTTTTTGTTCAACGTTTCTCGATATAGAAACTCAGGACAAAGAAATATTTGTTATATATAAAACTAGAAATGATGGCGAGAAACTAAAAGAGTTTTTAAATCGAGAAATATTATTAATCGGATACAACAATATTGCGTACGACGGAGTAATACTAAATTATATTATAAACAATATTGAATCTGAAAATTTATTAAAAAATACATTTGAATTATCTTCATCTATTGTTACAAGTAAGGGGTTTACTAGTTTTAGAAAATTATTTAATTCAGAAGATATAAAATATAAGCAACTTGATTTAATGAAAATATATGCGTTTGACCGATACGGAATTTCACTAAAGCAATGTGCCATCAATCTTCGATGGAAACGCATCCAAGATTTACCACTTCTTCCTGATCATAAAGTAACGCCGGATGAGATTAGTATAGTTTTAGATTATAACTTAAATGACGTATTAATAACATTTGAGTTATATAAAGCCAGCTTGCCATTAGTTGAACTTAGAAGAAAGTTGAGTGTTTTATTTGATGTAGACCTTACAAGCGCGAGTGATAGCAAGATGGCAAATGTCTTATTAGAAAATTTCTATTCCAAGCAAAAAGGGGTAAATATACCAACCATTAAGGGTTTAAGAACTCCTCGTTTTCAATTAACGCTTGCTGATTGTATTGGAAAAAACATTGAATTTAAAACAAACAAATTAAATAGAATTAAAAATGAAATCGCTAATACTGTTGTTAGACAATCTAACAATTTTAAATATAGTAAAAAAATAGAATTTGGCGGAATAAAATATGAAATTGGAGTTGGCGGATTGCACAGCGTAGATACAAGTTCTATATTCGAATCATCAAAGGATACTCGCATAGTAGATTGTGATGCGTCCAGCTTCTATCCTTCAATTATGATTATCAATGAAATAAAACCAGATCATTTAGACAACGCCTTCATAGATGTTTTGAAAAAAATAACAAAAGAAAGAATGCAATCAAAAAAACTAAAAGATGAAACAAAAGCTGATGGTTTAAAAATAACAATCAACAGTATATTTGGAAAACTTGGAAGTAATACATTTTGGTTGTATGATCCCAAAGCATTATTAACTGTTACAATTTCTGGACAATTATATTTATTAATGTTAATAGAATCTTTAGTATTAAATAATATACAAGTTATATCCGCAAATACGGATGGAATTGTATCTATAGTTCCTAGAGAACTTGAAACTAAATATTTGGAAGCATGCAAGGAGTGGGAAAATAAAACTGGCTTTGATTTAGAATTTACAGATTATTCTCTTTATGCCAGGAGTGATGTAAATAATTATATAACAAAAAAGGCGAGCGGAGAAACCAAAACTAAAGGACGATATCTGACAGAAGTAAATTTAAAAAAAGCCTATCGCCATCCAGTTGTTGCTAAATGTTTATTTGAATATTTCGTAAATAATGTACCAGTAGAAGATACTCTTAATGAATCAAAAGATATTTTTGATTTTTGTATATCTCAAAAAACCGGAGGGGATTTTATTTTAGAATATCACAGAGACGATAGTGTTACTAAACTTCAAAAAAATAATAGATTTTTTATTAGTAATAGTGGCGGAAAACTAATCAAACGTCATATGATAAAAAATACAACGATTGGTCTTTTTGTAGAATTTAGTACATCCATATTAAACGATTACGATGATAGAGTTCCTTTTGGTTTCTATGATATAAATTATGATTTTTATTTTTCTGAAGCCATGAAATATATTACCCCAATTGAAGAATCCAAAGCTGTAGAAAATCCATTTATAGAATTTATAGATGAATCAGAAGATTATATGCCGATTCAAAAAAACAGTCCAGATAAAGAAGCATTTTTAATGGAAATAGACGGAATGAAAAGGTTACAAGAAAAAGTTATAGATAATATTCTTAGAATAAACAAAGAGTTTACCAATGGAAACTTTTTTGAGTTACTTGTTTTTGCAGAAAATGAAAATATTTTATCTGCTAAATTTTTAGAATTTATAAAAATAAATTATTTTAGCAAGCATGGTAAAAATAAAAAACTTTCAATTTTCTTTGAAGAATTTACTAAGGGAAAAAACAAGTATAAACATACTCTTAGTGAAAAAAGCAAAGTAAAAAGATTAGAAGAACTAGAAAAGATATGGAAGGAGCTTCCAGATGAAAAATTATCAATTAAAGATCAAATAGATGCTGAAATAAAAATACTTGGGAGAATTCAATCTAAATTTGACGGATTGAATAAACGATACGCTTATGTTTTAGGTACTAACACAAAGTATAGTCCTAGATTGCAACTTTATGGATTATCGTCTGGGACGCAGGTTGAGGTGAAAATTCAGAAAAGATTTTATGATATATCCCCAATTGTAGACGGAGATATAATATTAACAAAAAGATTTGAGAAAAAGCCAAGTGTAAAAATGATAGATGGAAAATTTGAGGAAATACCTAACAACTTTACTTGGTGGTTACAGTCCTATAGAATTATTAATAACCCCTTAGAATTAAGTATTTTATAAAATAATTTCTTACACAAAAGGAGATAAAAAACCATGAAGCGAAAAAAAGATAGTATAGAAATAGATGGTTGGAATACAGAAATAGAAGCAGCCCAAGCGTATAATATTTTAACATTAATTTTCAAGGGGCCAGATTCAGAATTTAATGATGTACCTGCTCCGGCAATAGAAACATTTAATAGAGTAATAACGATGCTCAACCGTCAAGGTTGGAGCGCAACTGACACAGAAATGAGAACTGCTAAAACCCTGCTTCGCATTCATCTCGGAATGAAATTTAGGGCAGATGCATAAAATAAGTCTTTTATGTAAAATTGCCTATTGACAACTTGGACAATTTGTAGTAAAATGAAAATTATATAAAAGTCTTGTTTTATGTAAAAATTTACATGAAATGATGTTTTTATGCAAAAAGTAATAAAAGGAGAGAAAAATGAGCACATTAACTGATGATAAATTGATT